GCCTATGAATAAATCCACATGGATTAATAAGATAGACCCATACATGGGGCAGACTGCTTTCAAACAACTGATCAGGGAAGAAACTGATGTAGTGTTCAAGTCACATGTCAAGCGGTGTGCTGATTGTTATGGTTCAGGTAAACTAAGAAAGGAGAAAAAGGATGGTACACCATATTCAAAACAATCAAAGTGTAACTCGTGTGGTGGTAATGGCTATCACGTTATTCCTACTAGTACTATTGGTGGTCTGAAGTTCAATGCTCCCAATGCTAAGTGGGCTACAGCTAATGGATTCTCTACTAACAGAAAGAACCTAGAGCTACTGGCAAACTCAGCAAGAAGTAAAGGACTGACTGACTCACTGGAGTTTCTTGAGAAGGTACAAAGACTATCTGCATTGGATACTTATCTGTCCTCATTCGTTGGTGGTATAGCTAACAATGTAAAGTCAGATGGTATGCTACACGTAAGACTTAACCAACACATGACATCTACTGGTAGGCTTAGTGGTAAAGAGCCTAACATGCAGAACATGCCACGTGGAGGTACGTTCCCTGTCAAGCGTGTATTCATATCGAGATTCAATGGAGGTAAGATACTTGAAGCTGACTTTGCACAACTAGAGTTTCGGGTAGCTGCGTACCTATCTCAAGATCCTATTGCTATCAAGGAAGTCACTGAAGGTTTTGATGTACATGCCTACACAGCTAAGATTATTACTGATGCTGGGCAGACTACATCAAGACAAGATGCCAAGGCACATACCTTTGCTCCTCTGTATGGGGCTAGTGGATATGGCAGATCTAAAGCAGAAGCTGCATACTACACCCACTTCACAGAGAAGTACAAAGGTATTGCCGATTGGCACAACACTCTTGCCAAAGAAGCACTTAACACAGGCAAGATTACAACACCATCAGGTAGGGAGTTTTCTTTCCCTGATGTACAAAGAAATGCACGAGGTAGGATCAGTTACTTTACACAGATCAAGAACTATCCTGTGCAATCATTCGCTACAGCAGACATTGTACCTGTAGCATTACAATGGATAGAGACACTATTGAAAGGTAATAAGTCTTGCGTTGTCAATACAGTACACGATAGTATTGTCATTGATGTACATCCAGAAGAAGAAGATCAAGTCTTAACTGCTATTGATGATTGCAATACTAATTTGTACATGTATATTAAACAAGATCTAGGTGTTGATATTAATGTACCTTTACTATTAGAATCTAAAATAGGTAATAATTGGCTTGACATTAAGGACGTTGCGTAGTATAACTATGCTCTTTTGAAAAACTATGTGAGGAGAACAACACATGTCGATAACAACTGTAGATACAAACAACTATGACGAAATGGCTAAAGCAATGGGCATCACAGCAGATGCTAGTAGTAAGAATAAATCATCTAGTAACTTAGCTAGACTACGCATTGCTCATTCAGCTATCATGGGTGAGACTGAACTGAAGGGTAAGAAAGTAAACATGGAAGTGGTGTCAGGTGGACACTTCAAGTTAGAAGTACCAGACAGTGCCACTGTATATGCACCAAAGATTAAACTACGTACCTTCTTACAACGCTTCATGTACAAGCGTTTCATTAAAGGTTCAGGTAATGTACCTAATCGTTTTGTAAAGACTACTATGGGTGAGTCCTTGTATGTTGATCTTAAGGACAACGATGGTGGGTTCAACTGTGGTAAGCCTAGTGGTTGGATCAAAGACTTCAAGGCACTGCCTACTGCACAGCAAGATCTGATCAGACAGATTAAACGTACTCGTGTTGTGTTTGGTTTAGCTGATCTAGTAGATCCTGTGGATGAGTCAGGTGCAGAAACTAAGCTAGGTACTACACCTTTCATATGGGAGATAGATAATCGTGATGCCTTTAAGATACTAGGTGACACGTACAATGCTTTCAATAAGCAGAGGCTACTCCCTATCTCTCACGAGATCACTATAGGTACAGAAGAAAAGCCATTACCAAATGGTAGTAGCTTCTACATACCTGAAGTATCTGTTGACATGGACAACTCTATTGCCTTGACATCAGGTGATCAGTCTACCTTTGCTGACTTCATGGAGTGGGTAGATAGTTACAATGAGTACATCTCTAGTGCATGGACTGACAAGTCTAAACGTAAGATGTCAGGAGATGATCTAGATTTAGTGAATGAGTTTGTTGACATTGACGATTCGGCAGTAGCGTAATGAATCATCCTGCTGAACTGGCACTAGCGCAGTACATGACAGATGCAGCCAATGGTAAGGCTGTGTTATCTGAAGATACTATACAACGTATTGGTAAGGATGTCATGGACGCACTAGCTCGTCAGTTTGGTGGGGGAAACAAACGTGGGAAGTTTGGCTTGAGGATGTCTAATATAGGCAGACCCTCTTGCCAACTCTGGTTTCAAAAGAACCAGCCTGATAAAGCGTTGCCCCTACCCAGTAACTTTGTAATGAACATGATGCTAGGAGATATAGTAGAAGCAATATTTAAAGGGCTACTAACAGAAGCGAAGGTAGAGTATGGTGATGCAGACACAGTAGAACTAGACTTACCTGATCAAGACACTAAGATTAAAGGTACTTATGATATAGAGATTGATGGTGCTGTAGATGATATAAAGTCTGCATCCGATTGGTCATATAGAAATAAGTTTAAAGACTACGCTACATTAAAAGCACATGACTCGTTTGGTTATGTGGGACAACTTGCAGGATATGCCAAGGCATCAGGTCTTAAAGCTGGTGGTTGGTGGGTAGTTAATAAAGCAAATGGTAGTTTTAAATATGTACCTGCTAATGGACTTGACATGATGGAAGAAATGTATCATATTAACAAGACAGTGAAGACTGTCAATAAGAATGAGTTCAAGCGTTGTTTTGATGCAGTAGACGAAACCTTTAATGGTAAGCTGACAGGAAATAAAATACTAGGTAGTGAGTGTGGCTGGTGTTCTTTCCGCAAGACCTGTTGGCCTGAGATGAAAGAACTGCCAGCATTAAAGTCACGGGCAAAGGAACCTAAGATAGTTTCTTACGTGCATATAGAGAAGGAGAGTAGAGTATGAAAGATTTTCCTGAAGTGGACTATCTTAATGCTAACCCAGATGTTAAAGAGGCTGTAGATAATGGACAGTTTCGGGATGGGAAGCATCACTACGAGGCATATGGTAAAAACGAAAATAGAAAGGGGCTAGAAGAATGGACACAGACGTAACAGAATTAGAGAATGCAATTAGAGAAGCTGAAGCACAACTATCTGAAATGAAACGCGAGTACAAAGAGAAGCGTACTGCTTCTTTACGTGTAGCATTAGAAGCTAGAAAAGATATTGATTCTACAATACGTCAAGAGTTAAAAACTCTAGGCTATGGTATTAATCAACTAGGCTCTGGTGCATTTTCATTCTGGAATGGCAGAGCGTACTAGCACGTGATGAACTATGCAAGGTTCTCTCATGCGAGAAAGTATGGGTACAGGTCAGGCTTAGAGAAGAAACTCGCTGATGAACTTAAGGCTTTAAAGGTAAAGTTTTCCTATGAAAGTCTTAAGATAGAGTGGGAAGATCTAGCCTACCGTACCTATACTCCTGACTTTATATTAGACAATGGTATAATTATAGAGTCTAAAGGTATGTTCACTGCTGCTGATAGGCGTAAGCATCTAGCTATACAGAGACAGCATCCTAAGTTAGACATACGCTTTATCTTTGAGAACAGTAGGAGAAAGTTACGCAAGGGAGCCAAGAGTACGTATGCAGAATGGTGTATCAAATATAACTTTCGGTATGGTACTAGGGTTGTACCTGAAGAATGGCTTAAAGAAAAAGGAAAGAATAAGCACAGTAAGTTTATATCTTTTACAGGTACGAAAAGGAGGATTGCATGACAGACGATATAGATCCTGAGTTTGATCCTAATGATTTTGCAATACGATTGCGTCCTCATATAGTAGATGATACATGGAATGGTGATGTAGATATATGTATTATGTGGGATGACAAACATAAATTAACAGGAGAAGACTTTACAAAGCTAATGCATTTGACTAAAATGATATGTGCATCTGTACCCATGATGGAGTATGACGATGTACTACGAACAGACATAAGTAACTATGTAACAGACTATGACAATGACACGTTACCAAAGACACCTACTACCGAACCTGTAACTGCACAGGTAACAAGTGTAGATGGTAATGTAATACACCTATCTTTTAATACGACAACGAAAGGATCAGCATAATGCAAACACTGACACTAGGAGATGAAACACTTACCATAACTGAACCTGAACTGCCTTTTACTGACATGGTAAATAGCCCACCACACTACAACAAGAGTGGTATAGAATGTATTGACGCAATAGGTGCAGCTACTGACGTAGGATACAAGTACTACCTACAAGGTACGGTAATAAAATATCTATGGAGATATGAATACAAGAATAAACCTATTGAAGATCTTAAGAAAGCAAGGTGGTATCTTAATAAACTAATAGAAGAGACTGAGAAGATATGAAACTAAAAGTATTTTTAACCTTAGACATAAACAAAGAAGAGTACCATGTACCTTCTGATGGAGATGTCGCGTCTGAAATAGATGACGCTCTACGTGAATACATCCATGATGTAGGTGGGCTAGAAGTGTCATCATTGAAAATAAATATGGAGAGATAGCTATGCGTACAAATAATTATTTAAGTTCCGATTACCAAAACTTTATTGCACTATCGCGTTATGCTAGGTGGAAGGAAGAAGATCAAAGGCGTGAGGGTTGGCTTGAGACAGTTGAAAGATACTTCAACTACCTTGAGAACTATGTGAAAGATAAGTATGGTTACATGATGCCAGATGATACCCATAAGAAACTAATAGATGCAGTACAGGACTTGAATGTTATGCCTAGTATGAGAGCATTGATGACAGCAGGTGCACCACTCGATGTGTGTCACGTGCCTAGCTATAACTGTTCATACCTGACAGTAGATACACCAAGAGCCTTTGATGAATGCATGTATGTACTTATGTGTGGCACAGGTGTTGGTTTCTCTGTTGAAAAAGATTATGTAGAGAAACTGCCCACTGTTAATGAACAACTGTTTAATTCTGACACAGTAATTAAAGTAAGAGACTCTCGTATCGGGTGGGCTAAGTCTCTCAAAGAACTAATTGCTATGCTATACTCTGGTCAGATACCTACATGGGATGTCAGTGAGGTACGTCCTGCTGGTGCTAGATTAAAGACGTTTGGAGGTAGGGCATCTGGAGCAGGGCCACTAGAAAAACTATTCAACTTCTGCATTGAGAAGTTTAAAGGTGCAGTAGGTCGTAAGTTAACACCACTAGAATGCCATGACATTATGTGTAAAGTAGGTGACGTAGTAGTAGTAGGTGGTGTAAGACGTAGTGCATTGATTAGCCTGTCAGACATTGACGATGGTGATATGCGTCACGCTAAATCAGGAGAGTGGTATATTCATAACCCACAAAGAACACTAGCCAACAATAGCGTAGCCTATGAGCGTAAGCCCAACATAGGAACTTTTATTAGAGAGTGGACATCATTGTACGAAAGTTATTCTGGGGAGCGTGGTATATTTAACAGACAAGCTGCTAATAAACAGGTAGCTAAAAATGGTAGAAGGGATGGTGATCATGCCTTTGGTTGTAATCCATGCTCTGAGATTATACTAAGACCATTTCAGTTCTGTAATTTATCAGAGGTAGTAGCACGTAATACAGATACACTTAAGACACTTAAAGAGAAAGTAAAGTTAGCTACTATATTAGGTACATTACAATCTACACTTACAGATTTTAAATACCTACGTAAAATATGGAAGACTAACACAGAAGAAGAAAGACTATTGGGTGTATCTCTTACTGGTATCATGGACTGTCCATTGCTGAATGGTACACAGCAAAGCCTCAGTCTTCCCGATATGCTAGAGGAGCTAAAGCAGGTAGCTGTTGATACTAATAGGGAGATAGCAGAAGCAATAGGCATTAACATGTCAGTAGCTATTACCTGTGTTAAGCCATCAGG